AAAGGAAAGTGATGAAAGAACAGAAATTTAAAACAATGTGGGTAACGAAGGCCTTTTTCAAAGATGGAGCATGTCTTAAATATGACCCTAGTGATGATTTTGCCCATTCGGGACAAGTAGAATATATGCTTGAGAAGTTGAACGATGAAACATTGCAGTTTGTAAGAAGCCAGGGCATTATTATCAATAAAAAAGAAGTGCTCTATATAGATTTTGAAGAGATTAAAGTAGTTGATACTGATTAAATAAAAGAAAAACCCCGGAGATTAATCCGAGGTCTTAAATTCAAGTGAGTTGAGATTTACGCCTCAACCCACATATGCTACTCTTTAGTCCGTCGAAAGATTAAGAGTAAGAAACAATCGAAAACACCTACGAAAGCATTTCAATATGAAACAAAGAATAACAGAAACAACACACACAAGTCAAGAAAAACCCCAACAAAACCAAGACTTTTCTCTTATTAAGCCTAAATATATACGAGAAGCGTCTGTTGATCTACGCACCCAAAAGGCTGTTGAGGCGATTCTGGATGCTGTTACCCCATATCAAGAGCACATGCTAACTGAGTTCTTTCGATTTTACTGGAAGCCGAAATTTACGTATGCCGGTAAACGAATAGAGAAAAAGTTAAAATGTTCTGAGCGCACATTCAAGCGCGGAACCCGTAAGTTTAAAAAGAATAAATGGGTCTCTAAGCATCAAAGCAAATATAAAGCCTTGAATGAGTATCGATTTAACAAAAAAGTTCTTACCCCAGCCATTCGCAGGGCGTGGCATTTTAGGAATTTGAAGCGCCTAGAGCTTGCATTGCTATTGAGTAAAAAAAATGTCCCCCTTTCTAGTGAAGAAAGAAAGAGTTACAACTCTTTCTATTTGGAAGACATTATATACCCCCTTCGTCTCTCTCGGGGGGAAGATAAATCTAAATTACTTTTCCAAGTAAAACGCATAATCAAGAATGGAGGTGCGAATGATCTTCTGCGAAACACAATCATTCAGTATCTCGCTGAGTCTTGTAGTAAAACCAGTAAGGCACTAACAGGGCTATACACAAATCACTTGATCAGGCTTCTATGCTACCGTGCCAAGGCAGTACGTTTCCACGTAAAGGCTCTGCATTCGCTTCCTGAGAAAGGTTCTAACTACTACATGGCCTCACTACTTAACCGACTGGAAAAGATTGAAATGGTGCACGTTCCCGATCGCTTAATGGCTATATCTAACAACTTGACTCTGCTTCTCGGTGCGTACCCAGCTTTTCGGGAACGCCTCAAAGCGGTAAAGAGGAAGCAACAACACCCGATAGTTGAAAAAACCCCTAAAATAAGGCATTCTGAGAAAGAACAGCTTCCCAAAAAAGATGAGCATTTTGCAGTAAAAGCTAACGAACTTATAGCGTTTTTAGAGAGAAACCGAGGGATTGCTCATGCATAACAAAAACAAACAACCACAGAATATACAAGCAGAGAAATCATTGCTTGGACGGATACTCAAGTATCCTGATAGTTTCACCAAGGTAGAGGATGATCTTGCCAGCGAAATGTTCTATGACAAAAGACACCAGTATATCTTTAAGGCTTGCATGACGATTAGTCTAGCAAAGCGAACGATAGATATCGTCACGGTAGAGGAAGAACTTAAAAAGAATGATGATGATATCGGTGGACAGCTTTACCTGCAAGCGCTGATGGATGAGAGCTCTCTTGAGCAAACTCTGGTAGAGTACGCTGCTATCATAAAAAAGAAGTTCTTCTTTCGAACGGCTATAGATGGAGCTTCAGAATTGATTGAGAATGCGTATAAGGAAGATGAGGCCGAGCTTGATAAATCAATTGATGAGCTGGAAAAGAAGATAAAGGTCATAGCGCCACAATCTATACTTACCCAATTACATATAAGCTCATATGTTGCACAAGCATTCAAGACGCTTACTTCTACTGAGGATTTATGGGGAGTAACCTCGGGCATACAATCTCTTGATGATATATTGTATGGATTTGGCAAAAAGAATCTTGTCATTCTTGCCGCTCGTCCTTCTATGGGTAAAACAGGCCTTGCTCTTAATATGGCCCTTTCAGCTGCCCAACTTGGTAAGCGCGTAGGGTTTATATCTCTTGAGATGTCTGGAGAAGAGTTAGCATTTCGTCTATTGAGCATTGAATCAGAAGTAGACACCTCAAAGTTTAAAAGTAAAACGCTTGATCGCTCTGATTGGGACAAGGTGATGAATGGTGCCAGTAGGCTTGAAACATGCAGTATTCACATAGAAGAAAAGTCGGGACTCTCATCTTTTGAAATACGCTCTCTTGCACGTCAGATGCATCGGCAAAATGGGTTAGATATATTGTATGTAGATTATATTCAGATTATTAGAGAGAAAGGCAAAAGAGAAAACAGAAACCTGGAAGTGGCTGATATATCTGGCGCTCTTAAATGTCTTGCCCAAGAACTAAATATTCCCGTTGTCGTTCTTTCCCAGCTATCTCGTAGTTTAGAAAATAGAGAGAATAAAGAACCCATACTATCCGATCTTCGAGACTCAGGAGCCATAGAACAGGACGCGGATATTATTCTCTTTTTGCATCGAGAATATGTTTATAATCGTGAAGCTGATCCTAGTGAGGCCAAGCTTATTATTGGTAAGAATAGAAACGGACCAACCGGCCATGTAATGCTCGACTTTATTCGCCCATTAATAACGTTTATAGATGCTAAGCAAAGATACTCTTGATGATATCGATTTGAACTGCTAATGTAAAAGTACTTCATAACTATCTCTCCTTTTTCGCCCCATTCAGGTCTCGACGCTTGAGTGGGGTTTTTTATTTATCTAATGCTTTCTTGATGATATCGCCAAAGGTTTTCTTCTTACCATCTTTAACCGTTTGTAGCTGCATCTCGTAGAGCTTATTGCATACTTCTTGTGTCACGTAGATTGTCATTTTCTTCATTGTTATCCTTTAATCAGCTAATGTAATTGCAGTATTTGTCGTAACTAGCTTGCCTTTATAGGGGGAGTCTTTCAGCAGAACTTCATCTTGAATTTCCCCATAGATATCCTTAAGACAGACCGATGTCAAGCTTTACTAAACATATTTATATTTATATGCTCCAACCAAACAGGAGCAACAATGAAATATATTATCAAAGGTGACCCTCAGGCACTCGCTCGTACAAGTATGGGCGTTAAGAAAGTATATGACTCACAAAAGCATGAAAAGCTCGTAGCTGGCCTTGATATTGTTCGTCAGCATGGTGATAAGCCACAGTATGCTGGGCCATTACATATGGACGTGGTCTTTTATATGAAGATCCCCAAAAAAAAAGATATCTCATCAATGGAGAACACCCCCCACATATTCACTCCAGACTTATCAAATCTTCTAAAATTTATAGAAGATATCTGTACTGGAATTATATATATTGATGATAAACTCATTGCCTCAATTAAATGTCGTAAGCTTTATTCGCAGGAGCCACGTACTGAAATGACTATAACTAAGATAAAACTATGAAGCCTAGCAAGAAAGTGATAAAGAAGCCCAGAAAATCCTACAGCTCTAAGTGGAGAGAGACAAAAGAGGCTGCTGGAGACTATTCCAATCAAAAGGGACGTCCAAAAGAAGAGTGGATATCACTGGCTAAAGAGATGTATTTTTGGTCGAAAGTAGGACTGGATGATCCTGCTTCTCGAAGACTATCATTACGTCGTTTCTGGATAGATAAAGATATCCTTTTTGATACCGCGGCAGATCAGTGCGATAGATATCCCGAGTTTAAATACTGGTGGGATAAAACACGACGTGTGATTGGTACTAAACGTGAGGATGGAGCATTGCTACGTGAGCTGGATCCACAAAGAACAGCATTTACATTGCATAGCTACCTTGATGAGTACAAAAAGATGGATAAGTACCACGCTGATCTAAAGAGCGTTAAAGACGTAGTAGCTCAGCTTCTGGGTGCTACATTCGATTTGCCTGATCTTGAAGGAAAATAATAGGCGAGGCTCTTGGGAGCTTCTTTTTATTTTCTAAAGTACATGTATACTTGTGGAATGAAGAAAAACTTTACCGTATCGATTGAGATGCAACTCCAACAAGATATCCGCAAGCTTGCAAAAGATGCGAACCTATCTATAAATAAACTCATCGCTCAGATACTACAAAACATTGTAAATCATTGTGCGCGGGACAAGAAATGAGTAAGAACACAGACTTTATATTATCTAAAGACTTGAACCAGATCGCCATTGATATTATCTTTTGGTACATTGGCGTAGCGTTTTTTATAGCCTTGATTATTGCGGGTGTTATGTATCTTTGGAAGGCAGAGAGATGAAGTGGATAGTATTCCTCCTTTTATGGTTCTCTACTATTGCACCCTTCGAGTTTCAGGGGACGCACTACATGGCTTCCTACAAGGGGTGCAATAAGGACATGGAGAGTATACTAGGTCTCTATTGCTACTTTCTAGTTGGCATAGAGCAATCAGGTGCAACGATAATCTCCCATAAGATGGAACGCTTCTCAGATATATCTATGACCGGTACGGCTATTCTATCTGAGTCTCACGCAAGTATTCATACCTACCCTGAGCATGGCGCAGTGTTTGTTGATCTGTTTACCTGTGGTAGTAGTTGTGATTGGAAGAAATTTGAGAAAGTTCTGATACAATATCTACAACCTAAAGTTATCGAGCGTAAAATATTAAATCGTTCATGATATCTCGGAGTATAGATCCGAATTAACCGTCTAAAAAAAGGTCTCTAATGAAGCAATTACTGTTACTCGCATTTCTTTTTTTTCCCATTTATGCTCAAGAATCTTTTTCTCCTTGCGCTGATATTCCATGGCAACCAGCCCAAGTAGAAGAGCCATGGGGCTACCACACTATCATTGATCTTAAAGAGTGTAGTCCTGAGCTTATACGCAATAAAAACTATATTATGGCTTATGTGTATACCCTTTGCGCACTGATTGATATGAAGCGGTTTGGTAAGTGCCATGTGGTTCATTTTGGTGCTGAAGAACGGGTAGCGGGTTACTCTATGTTTCAGCTTATTGAGACGAGTAACATATCAGGGCATTTTGCCAATGAATCTAATAATGTGTATATCGATATCTTTTCATGTAAGAAGTATGATGTTGAGAAAGCAGTTAGATTTACTCAAGAAGCTTTCATTTCAAAGTTTGCTAAATTTAAAGTTATTGAACGATAGTATATTTCATACGTTTCTTTTGATTGGCCCCCGGTGAGTTGCCGTGGGTTTTGTTTTTCTGTTATGTTGTCTCCATACATAGGAGGCTACAATGAAAAGATTTATTTTATTACTTGCTGTGTCTAGTCTATTTGGTATGGAAGAAGATCATGCATACATAGTTAGTGTCAAAGAAACTGTTCATTCAAGTCTAGAGACTGTTTACTCAAGTTTAGAGACTGACAAGCTTACCGCTAAAACTCTTAATTACTTTCTTGGAAGAAGTTCTATTGACCTTAATGCACATTTTGGTCCTCAACTACGTAAACATATTAAAGATAGTAATATTAATAACAAAGAATTATGGGATGCTTTTGCGCTGCTGGATGATGATCCCAAACTTTCTGATAGTCAAGAAATGGATCTGCGTTTACGGGAACTTAAACGACTTATGGCTATATCACTTGAAGATGTATTAAGAGAAAGAGGTGAGGAAGTAACAGACGCTCGTCTTCAGCTTAAACTTAAAGATAAAGAACTACGTAAAGAGAAGTATAAGTTCTATGGAGCATTGGCGGCAATGGGCGGAACGGCAACTACGAGTCTAGTTGCGATAATAACTGTACTAATATCATCAAATCAGTAATAATTGCTGTGGGACATAGTGACTTACTCTCCTTTGTTTCCTTTATGAAAAAAGGGCCCCTGCTTAGGAGCCCTTTTTTCATGCTAACCAGAGATCTAACGTCAGATTAGCACTAGCAGTGTCCTATTTAAGTTTTTCAAGGGCTGAGCCGACCGCTATAAACTTACCCACATTACCTTTTGCTTTCTTGATTCTCGGGTCATTAGTATAGGCATTAACTACTTCTACCAATGCATCTACAACCTTTTCAAGTGCTGGCTCATGCGCTTTGACTACTCCTTGAAGAGTATCAATATACTTATCAACATTCTCAACACTTTTCTGGCACATGGCGTCATGAGATTTTTGATCCATATAGACATGGCCATACATAAAATCAAAATAACCTTTCATATCTAAGGCCATATTTTGAAGCTTAGTTTTAATCATAGTTTCTTTGGTAAACCTTTTGGCTAATCGCTCAACCATAGTATCTTCAATAACAGACATAAGAGCCCTGCCTAAAAGTGACTGCTTTTGAGCAAGTGTTAAAGACTCTTCTTTATTGATGATAGCTTTTGTCTGATTAAGAAACTCTTGGGCTCCCAGCTTTTTAATATCAAGGTTATTTATTTGATCCATCACTTTCTTGGATAGATACGCAGGACCTTGAAATGAGTTTGGGCTGGTAGTAATCATATCAAGCGTAGTAATGCTTACATTTGGATTCTCATTCAATGTTTCACGACATGTTTCCATTATTTCTGGAGAGAATAACGGCTCATCAGCAGTAGGTACCATGCTATGCAGCTCCCATGAGGTATTAATACGCTCAAGCGAACACACCACCTGCTCATAACTACCAAAACGCATTACTTCAATTTCTTTGCATACATCAGACTTGAGGATCTCACGTAATGATTCAAGTTGTGCATGCTCTTTGCGTAAGGGAAGGTAAGAGTTGTTGATTCTCGTCTCAAGTTTATCAGCCATCTGTCTGATCGTTTGAAGCTCTCCCTGCATTGCTATATTAACGTAATCAGCCATAACAGGATGCGCTGCTGCAAGAGCCATGCTTCCGGCATATGACCCAGCAGTACCAAGCGGGTTTTTAATAGCAGCTGTTACCTTTAATGCCATTCTTACTTGTTGACACTGTGCTACCTGCTGTGCAGTTGTTATAGCTATCGTAGCGGCACGTGTTACCGCTTGCATTGATGCAGGAGGTATATTTTTAAGCTGCATTGCATTAACTGATGGAGCAAAAGCAATGAGAGTAATAAGTATTATTTTCATATTAAAATATCTTCCCTTCTAATGCATCGGCATCATAATTTTTTTTACCAAGTAATTTCTGTGCTTTCGTTTTAACGAGTCTAGCAATTTTATTACCATCTTTATCTGTTATGCCAGGAGCACGAAACCCAAGCCATGCATTCTTTTGCGCACGCTGTACTAAAAGCTGAGTATCAATGTTCTGTGACTGTGTAAGATCTTGACGCTCATCATCGCTCAGCTCTTCAAGGTCCATTTGCAGATATTCAGTATCAGAAGTATCCATTATTTTTTTAGCCGCTTTAATAACACCCGAGACAAGCTCATAGCCTTCATTAACAGTGGCAACCTTTAAAATATCATTAACAATATGCTGTGCAGCAAAGCCCATCTCATCAAAATCACGGGCCGACCATGTTTTTTCCTGATCAAGTATCCTTTTGACTTCTATCGTACCACTTGCACTGAGACGGTACCCACGTCGTTGAATAATGTTATTAAATATCTTTAGCCTACTTTCAATATCTTTTGGCATCGTAATGAAAGAATTACGCGCTCGGATACGTGTCTTGATCTGTTTTGGCACCTTATACAAACGATTTGCTGTCCCTACGATAAAGACTTTATCATTGCCATGGATCTTATCCATTGTCGTCCAAATTGCTTTACTGGTAGCATCATTGTCGTGATTACTACTTTCAGCATGCTCAAGTAATTGATTGATCTCATCGATTACCAAAAGTGTTGGGGCATTTCTCAGTATGATCTCATTAATAAATGAATCGAACTTTGCCGCTGCATCTCCCCGGTTACCCACTTGAAAGTCGTTTGGTGTAGTGAACTCAATATCCCAGTCTGCATACATAGCCATTGCTTTAGCCATAGTAGACTTTCCTGATCCAGATTCCCCATGCAGAAACAGAAAACGATACTCTGGTGCGCCGTGAGGCTTGTAATGCATAGGATCTTTCAGATGCTCAACGGTTCCTTTAACAAACTCGGGAGCTGTCTGCCACACTTGTTTCATTTCAAGAAGGCTACTTCCGTGAATGCGCTCGTTTGCCAGCCAATCATCGTCTCTGGTATGCCAACTGGTATCCATTGCAGAAAGTTGTAGTGATAGGAGCATGAGAATAGATAGGTACATATGCCTGCTTTGCATAGTATTACCCTTATAAATAAATGGTTATAGTAACTTACTCTACATTTCACATTATAGAAAAAGTAAGAAAAATCAAGGTAAATATTGATAGTTAATTAAATTAGTTATTCTCTTTTCCTTGCATAGAAGTAGGAGGAGTTCTAGAATGGAAACATTCGCGAAATACAAATAAAAAGGAATAGTGAATGGCGTCAATTCCTGAGCTCTATTCTCCCTATTATGAGCCAAACGGATATGAAGTAAGCCAGCGTATGGATAACTTCTATCAAGAGTGTATAACGACCAACCAATCTCAATGGGCTGAAGCAGATCTAGACACCCGTTTTCAGGTTGGTGATCAAACAGTATGGTCAGAGTTATACGGCGCTCAAACTGCTCGTCATAAACAGTTTCAATTTAATCGCATTCAGCGGGTAACTAATAATATAGACGGTTATCAACGACGTAACCGTAAATCTATTATTGTTACACCAATAGAAAACGGTGATCAGGAAACGGCCGACCAATTTACAAAAATTATTATGTGGTCAGTTGGTAAGGAGCAGATGCTCGAAACTATATCCGACTCATTTCGTCATGGTGCGCTTATTACCGGTATGAATCTCCTTCACTTATGGATGGATTACCGAGAAGACCCTATTTCCGGCAACATGAAACTTGATAACTGTGCCGCTAACAGCTTTATAATTGATCCCTTTTTCCGTAAAGCAGACTTCTCTGATTGTAATGGCGTATGGAAACGTACCTATATGACACAAGCAGAAGTTGCTTCCTTACTTCCTGATATGAAGAAAGATATTGGATCAATATCTAACATCGATTCACGAGATGGCAAGTTCCAGTTTATGCCTGAGAACTATGCGTATGATAAGAAAAATATGTATGCCTATGATGAGTATTGGTATCGGGATTATCGTAAGCAGAAGATGATCGTAGACGTCGAGACTGGCGAGACGATGGAGTGGAAGATAGACGATAAAGATAAGCTTCAAGAGTTTATGCAGCTTTACCCTCAGCTTCAAGTTATTGATCAAGAAGTTCCGACAGTAAAATTAGCAATACGCGTTAATAATAAAGTTATGTACGATGGACCGAACCCAATGGGTGTAGATTCATATCCATTTGTTCCGGTTATGGGCTATTTCAATCCACAAATGCCCTACTATCCATATCGTATTCAAGGTGTTGTAAGGAATTTGCGAGATGCTCAATATCTATATAACCGTCGTCGCGTTATCGAGCTTGATATTCTTGAGTCTCAAATAAACTCTGGGTGGAAGTATAAAGAGAATGCGCTTGTTAACCCTAATGACGTCTTTAACTTCACTGGTCAAGGCAAAGGGCTCGCCCTTAAAGAAGAAGCCTTAATGACTGATGTGGAGCAAATACAGCCTCCTCAAATACCACCATCTATGATCCAACTTTCAGAATTGCTCGCCAAAGAAATAATGGAAATATCGGGAGTAAATGAAGAACTACTTGGTTCTGCCATTGATGATAAAGCTGGTGTGTTGTCTATGCTTCGTCAAGGAGCAGGGCTTACCACCTTACAGATATTATTTGATCAACTTGATCGTTCACAGAAGCAACTTGGTAACTTGATGTTAAGTTACATTCAGGCTAACTTTACGCCCGGCAAGGTGAAACGAATTATAGAAGAAGAGCCAACACCGGAATTTTATAATAAAGCTTTTGGTACGTATGATGCAGCAGTTGAAGACGGTCTTAACACAACTACGCAAAAACAAATGCAGTTCGCCCAGATGCTTCAATTGCGAGAAGCTGGCGTGCCAATTACTACCAAAGACCTCCTGGAAGCTGCTACCATTCAGAACAAAACTGATATTGTACGTAATGCTGAACAGCAAGAGCAGCAACAATCACAGATGCAACAAATGGAACTGCAAGCCAAGATGCAAGAGCAACAAGCCCGAACTGAATTGGCGCAAGCACGCGCAGTTGCAGATCAAGGTCTTGGTATGGAACGGGTATCTCGCATTGAAGAAAACCAAGCATTGGCTGTTGAACGTAGAGCAGAAGCTCAAAAAGATCGCTACTCAGGTCTACTCGACCTTGTTAAGGCGATGAAAGAAATCGACTCCATTGAGATTGATCAATTTGTGAAGCTTATGTCGCTTGCAAATATGGTGAAATCGAAGGAGAATAACAGCGATCAATTGAAGGGTTCAATCCCTTCAGTAGATAGAGGTCCATTAAATAACCTTGCTCCGTAAGGGGCAGTTTCTACAAAAGGAGCCGTCATGGCTAAAAAATACTACGA